CGAAGAAATGGGGGTGGCAGAATACAGGGCCACTTACCAAATAGAGTCGCTCTTCAAAAGGCATAGGTTCCAAAAGGACCTATATAGTGATGATGAGCTCATTGTGAAAGCCATCGATGGCTTTCTGAGTACTCAGACTCGCATTTCGTGTCTGGACTTGAACCAGCTGGGCGCTTCTTCCCAGTTGGTACTTGATCTAGCACGAAATTACGTGACCAAAGTACTTGGTCCGTATGACGACGAAGAATGTCGTCGCCTTGCTCGGTTCGGAAACAAGGCCTCGGTCGGAGTCTCAGCTCGCTCAGCCTGTTTGGCAGCGAGGTGGGAGCCTCCGATTTCCGGGTCTCCTGAACAAATTGCTTGGTTTGACTCCGAAATGAGTCAGATTCCTCAGGTCCAAGAATATTGGGCAGAGAGAAAGGGAAGTGACCTAAACAGGTCCACCTACCAAGTAACGAGTTCGCTTACGCTGGTGCTAGTCCCCAAGACGTTCAAATCTCTTAGAGCGATCGTCCCGAACACCACAATTGGCAGTTACATGTCATATGGTTTAGGGGAGATAATTCGACTGAGATTGAAGAGGATCGGTTACGATATCAGAACGCTGCAACAGCGTCATAGATATCTAGCTTCTGTGGGTAGTGTTCACAGTTTGAGCACAACCATGGATTTGTCGAGTGCCTCGGATAGTATTTCCGTTGCACTTGTGGAGAGGCTCTTTCCTCCTGATTGGTTCAAAATATTGAGCCAGTCAAGGATAGGGAGCTTAGTCCTACCTGACGGTACCCTCGTCAATTGCGAAACATTCGCGACGATGGGAGTTGGGTACACCTTTCCGCTTCAGACGTTGGTCTTCCTGGCCCTCCTGAAAGCGATTGAGACGATTTTGTATGACCGTCGAGATCGCCGCACCATCTCTGTCTACGGTGACGATATGATCTTTTCGTCCCGGATGTACAGATGGGTGGTGTATTATTTTCAGGAGTTTGGCTTCGTGATTAATATTGATAAAACTTATCACGAAGGTCATTTCAGGGAGAGCTGTGGTGGCGATTACTACCATGGCGTGGACGTTCGGCCGTTCCAGCCTAGGAACGGTTCGGTAACGGTAGGGAATAAAAATTCCTACCAGGCCGCACTCTTTAAGTGCATCAATGGGCTTCTTGCTCGATGGCATGAGTGCGAGATCGTTCTGACACTTAGATACCTTCTGGATGAGTTAGAGAGGATCGCCGGAACAGCTAAAATCGTTCCTGTCGATTTCCCCGATGACTCAGGTATTAAGTGTGCCTTCCCTCTTCCAGATTTCCTGAGGGATGCAAAAGTTGCCATGCCCAGACATGTAGGAAGTGGCGTGTTCCGGTTTTCGTTCCTCAGGTTTACACCTGACAAACGACAGGAGTCACGCCATGTCCCTTATCTATGGGCAGCACTTTGCGGGGATTCTATGCTCGGTGTGTCATACGCCGAGAACGGAAACCCAGGAGGCAGCTACCAGACTCGTGATCGAATTGATCAACTTGTGTCTGCTAGCTCTTACGTACCTCCACTAGAAAACGTGGAGGTACATCCGATCAGGACAACCCGCAGCAAGTTAACGGGTTGTCGCCTACGCC